AAATTATTGTGTTAGTTAATTCTGGTACTAAAATTTCAGTATTTCTTTCTAAAAATTCGATATAATCACCAACTTTTAATCCAGATTTGTAAATATCCGATTGTGTAACTAAAGAAGATCCACTATAAGATTTTATTTGATATCTCGAACTGGTATTATAAATCCAACTATTAGCATTAATTTGTTTATATGTCTTGTTAGTTGTCGGACTTTCAATTATTTCTCCAACATTTTTTACAGTTACTAAATTTCCCTCCAAAAGACCACTATCTGGAGAATCTATAATCAGATTTGATAGAACACCAGTTGTTCTAAAACTTACTTTTTTTGTGATATCTCCATTTTCATACCCATAATAAGTGTAATCAGATATAATTGGAGTGGTCTTAGGTATTTCTATTGAAATTGAATTAGAACCATCACTATAACATCCAAAAAATTGATTAATAGATTTGCTTGTATATCTTATTGTATGATTGTTTGCATAAAGTTTGCCATCAGGAAAAAATCCTAAGGTAGAATCAACTGTAATTACTGAAGATCCTGGTACAATGTCATCAATACATCTAGTTGTAGGTGTAATTTTAAAATCTGACAAAGAAGACGAATCTACATCATCATATCCAAGAAAGAGTAATAATTTATAATAAGTCTTTCCATTTCTAGTAATTATCTCTACTTCAGAAACAGATGCTGAAATTTTTTCATCACTTTCCGAGTATATAGTTTGTCCAACTAATAATGCTGGGTCTCCTGAAATCCTCTCTGCAATTATTACCTGTCTACGAATATAATCAGCATTGGAAGATTTGATTAGAAATCTTTCCATATCAATGATTTCAGGATCTTCTCCATACAATACATTAAATAGAATTCTGAAAGATTCTGTGGTTCCCTTTGATTGATAAAATGTTCTTGCTTCTTTTATAAAATTTCCAACATTCAAATCTGAAACAAATTCTAGATCTTCCAATCCTGGAGTTAAACTATACTTTATTTTTTTATAAAATTCTTGTAAAAATAGTACGCTAAGATTTTCTACCACACTATCATTAGTATGAGATGATGATGTAGAAGTGGAAAATACTAACTCTTCATACTCTAGATCTTTATGATAATCAGTAACTCCACTAAATCCACGAATACATCCAATAAAAGTTGTTTCATTTTTATTAGTATATGTAATAACTTCATCATCAATCTTTAAAAGTCCATATCTATCAGGAAACCCTTTAGTAGATTCGACAGAAATTTCTACATCTGTTGCAGAAATTGAAGAGGATAGGACTGTCGATCCCTTGATAACTTCTGGAATCAGATTATCTAATTTAAGATATTGATCTAAATTGTCTACAATATCGACTGGACCGCCTTGATATTCTTGAGAAATATAGTACTGTTTTAAAAAGTCCACAGTTTTGGGACTTTCATCCAAAATAAATTCTGGAAGTTGGTTTTGAATTATTTGCTGTATTTTAACTCTACTTTCAAATCCCGTAGTTATCATACTATTTCCTCGTTAAATCCCCATTTGAATAACTTGATCTATATGAATCCTTCGTAAATACAACTCCGGAAATGTCTTCACCAGATGCAATAACATCCTTTACCATATTTATTTGACTTTGTGAAATGTCAAATACAAGATACAAATCTTTTAATCCAACTACATCATTGGATTCTGGGTATGCTTGAATTTGTATAATATTATTTGGAAGTAAAGTCGAATTTATATTAATGGTGGTAATCATAATTTCACCAGTTTCATAGTTAATTGTTCCTGCCGATTTAATAACAGTTACGGATGAATTTTCTTGAGGAGGAGATGAGTTGGTTGATCTTATGATAGATAAAACTCCAGTTTTATTATCCAAATTTGGTATATCGGTAAAATATACAGTGTTCGGATCGTCATTAATAGTAAATCCAGTAGATTTAATATTATAACCTCCAGGTTTTATGTGAAATTTATTACCAAAGCAAAGTTCATATTGTGTAGATTGATCTAATAGTACCTTCAAATCCCTTCTAATTCTAACTTTTGTGATATTTGAAGTGATTGAAATATCAGTATTATCAATTACTTGAAGTATTTTACTATATTTAAATCTTCCACCAAATTTATTGAGATCAATGGAATTTGCATATGTCGTCAATAAAGATTCAATCTTTGATTTCAATTGCTCTATATTTGAAATCTTAGAATAATCATAATAAACTGAAGAGTCAATTTCCACATAAAGAATTTTAAGGTCAACAATTTTCTGGTTAATACCAGAAATACTATATTGCTTTAATTTTCTAAGAATTTGTTGTTTATCAAAATCAGAGACAAAAGTTCCATTTTTTGGTTTTATACTAATTGTTACTGATCCATATTCTGGTGGATCTAGTTCTTCTCCACCAACAACCGAAATTGATTCTGCATTTGGATAAATTACATTTTGAATTATAGCTTCATAATCTTTTGCAGTAACTGCTCTATATTGTGAAGAATATAATCTGGGTGCAAAGTACTTAATGGAATCTACAGTTTCAATTTCTGATCCATTTCTAGATGATACATTAGTTGTAATATTGATTGTATTTGTTGGAATTATTGTAACATTACTTGCATTTCTGAATGTTCCGGCAAATACAAATTCCGACGCTCCATTACCACTTGAACCATCTGTAACAATATAATTAGCTGTTATAATAGTTCCGTCTATTAATTTTTTACCAAATCTCCCATCACCAAAAATAAGTTCATATTTCTCATCTTTAACTTCTTGAATTAAATATATTTCAGATAATGAATTGATATCTACAATATTATCTACTAATGAATATTTTCTTGTAGTTCCAGAACTTCCTGGTCCTCTGACGGTTACAACAATTGAACTCGTATCAATATATGGATTATCAAGAATAAACTTTTGGTCTAATGATCCATTAACGGTGAATTCTTTGGTTAAAAATGTTCCTTGATAAATTGGTAACTCAGTAAATGTTGCCGTACCATTTACCACATTTTTTGAAACATTTTCTGAAATTGAGAATATATACGAACTCGAATCTACTGTACCAACGCACACTAAACCAGCCTGTAGGGATATCGTTGGAGTTTCCGAACTAGTTTGTACAGTAAACGATACACGTGCCTCTGAGGACTTTCTAGACCTAGGTACATAACCAATATTTCTAGCGAGAGAAACTACATTCTCTCTAACCGTTGCAGAATCCAAAAAGGATTCATTTACAACCATATTGGAGTTGAATGCAGTAATATAAGTATTATATGCTAGAGTATCAATTAAAATAGAAAAATTAGACCCCTCAAAGTCAAAATCCGTGAAATCGGAATTTGCACGGATATAATCCTTGATAGAGGTCTTTATCTGATCAAAATCTAGATTTGTAAACTTAGTAAAAGGCATTTTATCTTGTTGCCTCTAATATGAATGTATATTGTTGTGTTGGAATTTCTTGACCAATAATATTAAAGGTAACGGTTACTTCAAATTCATTTTTATCTGGATTTGGCAAAACATCGACGATAACATCATTAACTCTTGGTTCAAAATTACTAATTGTTGTTTTAATTTGCCTTTCAATTATAGATGCCGAAGCATAATCTACAAAATCAAACAAACTTGAGCGAACATCAGAACCAATATTAGGATCAAAAAATCTTTCTGATGGAATTGTTTCAACCAAATTTCGAATTGATCTTATAATTGCATTTTGATTTTTCAATATTGGCAAATCCTTTGTCACAGGATGTGGTTCAAAGGATAAACTAATATCTTTAAAGAATCTAGATATCCTTACAATTGCCATCAGGGTATAGAAATTTCTTCAGTTATTTATCACTATTACCATGGTGAACCATAAGACGGTTCTGTTCCATATTCCCAATCATCATAATCATTTTGATTACGAATTTGTTTGTGTAGTTCAGATTGCTCCTTCAGTTCCTTTAGATATTGCTTTCTTGCTGGAATATCATCGTGCATAATCTCTTGAATTGTTCTTGGCTGCTCCTGAACATCATAATCAGTGATCAACTTTGTGGTTCCCCACATTTGATGCATGTAATTTGAATCTCTATCGACGGGTAAATTTGACATTTTAGCTCCTGTTTTAATGAATAAAACAGAACTTTTATGAAGGAGGTTGCTATCTCCTATTTCTATTTAACGATCCACTTCTCTAAGAGAGTAATTATCGGAATTGAGATATTTTAACAACTCCATGGCAATTAATTTTGGATTTCCTTCTCCACAGGTATAAACATCAATCGCAATCGCACCCTCTTCAGGCCATGTATGACATGAGACATGACTCTCAGACAGTGCAATGACTATTGTGACTCCTTGTGGTACAAAGCAATGCTGAAAAATATTAAGAATTGTCATTCCAGCGCGTTTAATTCCACGCTCCATTACTTCCCGAATGGCAATTCCATCATTTAATAAATCAAATTTTATGTCATATACCTCTAATAAGAGGTGTTTACCCATCGAAAAGCGTTCCAAGGCATAAAACCCACACTAAAAAGTTATTTATTTCACATAAAAACCCTTACGATGATAGTCTTTATCATCTATAAAGGTATAATCTCTTCTATTTTTTACTTCTTCACCATTCCAGACTGGAATTGCCTCACTATTATTATATCGAAAGTCTGGATTTTGTCGAAAATGAACTTCAATTAACTTATCATCAATAAATTCACAGTTAATCCATTCATAATTTCCTTTTAATTTTGATAGAACTGAAGGAAATTCAACTTTTTGATTTATTTTTTCCCATTTTTTCCATTTATAGAGAGGATCATCAGATTCTCTTTCTCCTCTCACTACCAATTCTACCTCACCATTTTTAAAATCAACACTTAAGTGCTCTCCATCAAAGACTTCACACCAAAATTCTGATGGATGAAAACGATCAGTAAATTTATAGATGTATTCAAGGCGAGCAAAACGCCCCATACCGAGTAAATTCAAAGAAGGACGAACAATATAAAAGTCGGGTTTAGGAACCGAAGTCCCAACAGGACCACAGTTATATCCTAAAACCCGACTTAAAAATAATTTATTATAAATCCAGAGGTCTTCTTGATGAATACTATTCCATTCATCAAGACCATCTAAATGATACATTATTTTTTCTTTCTAGCGTTTGATGCTTTCTTTTGAGCACTGGATCTACACTGACCCGTTGCCTTTCGTTTATCACCATTACCAAATGTGGGATTCTTTTTTGGTTTCTTTGGCGTCATTATTTGCCCTGACCACGATACTTCTTACGTGCCCCATTACGAGAAGTAGCGGCATATTTTGTTCCCATACCATCTCCTTGACGAGACTTTTTAGGGGTGCCTGGATTATAAGAACTGTTCTTATTGAGTCCACCTGTTGCCTTTACTGCCATAATTTTTAATCTCCGATAATTTCAGTTTGAAGTTCAGTTGGATTTGGAGAACCTGTTTCGTAGTATTGCAACGCCAAGTCCTCCATGGTATCGAAATATTCTTCCTGTGATAGGTCTGAATAAATCTTACGACCTTTACAAAGAATATTGTAACGTTCGTGTTTATACGTCATTTTTTAACTTAGATTACTCTTGTCTTCTCGTGACCAACTCTGATACGAGGATCACACCAAATTTCAAAGCCAGCTTCTTTTGCATCGAGACAGAATGACACATCTTCTCCACACATATCCTGAACTTCTCCAGATTCGAATACCTGCATCTTCGGTGCAAACCATGGATACTTGATACCTTCGTTCTCAAATACACCGTGCTTGATCAGCAACCATCCAAATCCTGCATAGTCTACAGTGAAAGGCTTCCGACGCTTCGAGATGCTCTCAAGAGTTTCGTGATTCATGACTCCACCATTATTGCGGAAATCATCTTCCTCCATCCAGTGTGCAACAGAAGTGGTGTGACCATCTTCTGTACAATACCATCCAGATGCAATGTCCTGATCCATCAAAACAAGTTGATAGAATTTTTCAGTATTAAAGATGATGTCAGAATCAATCCAAAGTTGCCAATCATACTTCAGTTTTCCATCCCATGGGAGTTGATCAGGTCCTCTTAGTACATTTGCACCTAGGCACTTACACCGCGCAAAGTTTACCATGGATGAATAGTCTTGAGAAATTTGAATACTTCCACCGTTCTGAACGATATCAAAACACAGTTGTACAAAGTTCTTCAGATATGCATAGGAAACTCCTCTGCCAGGAAGACAGAACACAACGGATTTTCCTCGAATCATCTCTCTTGCTAGATTGTAATCCCACTCTTCCCCAGTACTTACGGTGGGGGTTTTTGCTTTTACAGTAAATCCTTTAGCCATAAAGTTTGTTCGCTTACTTCAGTATCATACAACATTATGTAGTATCTGTCAATAATTAGTCATCTTCTCTTTCTGACAGTACAAGTTCTCCACACTCAACTTTGAGATTTAAATTTGTATCCTCATACCACGAAAGATCGTTCACCATCCATTCTGGAATTGTAACATAATAATCTCCACTAATGGGATCGACCTGCAGGGGCTGAAAATTTTCTCCGGAATTTTTTCTCATTTTCTGTATGCAAATTTGCCATTTCAATTTATATATTATTTTTGATTTTTGCGTGGGGTCTTGGAGAATTTTTATGGGGCGCGGAAATTTTTGTGTCTTGTGATATATAAAGGTCGATTTTGGTTCGTTGTAGGTTAGGGTAGTTAGCTGTTTTTATATACGCCCCATGACCCCGAAGACGCCCGCCATCATCGGCGCGGTAACTGCCAAACACGAACGAAAGTAGGGGCGCTAAGTATAAAGAACTGCGCCCCCACTAACTAACACTAACTGCCCCGCACTAAGTAAGATTTAGAACCACACGATAGGTAGAAAGCAATCATGGATTGTGCCTCACTAAGTGTAGAGAATGACTGCTCCCTTAATTGACCAGAATAGGGCATTGTGTAAACAATAGTGAACATGATCAGAATGCAGTGTGAAAGTATAAAGAAAGGGGGAGGATTGTCTCCCCCTAAGTGTAACTTAACGGGACCAGGTAACGCGGATAAACTTATCTCCCTCTGTAACTTTAGCGGTTCCAGTTGCAACCTCTTTAGACTTCTCTGCCTTAAGTTGTATCTCAAGACAGGCGATTGCATCACTGTATGTAACTTTATCGCGGGAGGTTAGTGATACCAAACCCCACACTGTACGCTCGCTGGTTACATCGGCGGCGATCATAATGCCAGCAAGTTCTTCTCTCAAACGCTTAGATTCTGCTTCAGTTTCCTTTAGCAGTTTATCGGTGGTCGCTAATGCTCCCATCAAATGTTCGATGGTGTCACTAACGATGGCGGCGGGCAGGTCGTAGGATTGTGCCATGATTCGGGATTGTCAGGGGGGGGGTGTGGTTGTTTCCCCCTGATGCAATTATTCTACGGCATAGGATGGGGGGATGGGGGGCATCCTGACAGAATCGGGACAGTTCAAAAAGTGGCACAAGGCACGGGATAGGTGGGCGGGACGTGCTAGATTAGAGGTAGAACCTATTTTAGGGCATGATAAAAATATAAAAAAAGGGAGGCGATTGCCCCCCCTTAAAGTATACTCTACGCTGCAACTTTGTTCTTTTGATTGTATCCAGCGTGTAGACCTTTTGCCCTTCGTTGTCTAATAGCAGCGCCTAATGCACTGCCTTTAGGTTGTGTTCCATGCACAAGTAGGGCAAAAGGTTTATCACCAAAGCAGTGAGAATCATCATGATCTACACTTAACCCCAGCGATTCTGCCTCTTGTTCATCAGCGACCACTACAGAATAGCGTTCGAAATGATCAAGAAAATGATCATACTTTCCACCTTTTGATGCAGTGATAAAGAAGTTTTTAGGCAGATTCAAGTATAAAAACAGGGGCAAAGATTTAGTGTAAGCATAAAACTTAAGGTCAGGATTGCGTTGTGCAACTTGAATCCAAGCGTCAAGATAAGCACCAGAGAAAAAATCACCAGACTCGTGAATTCTCACTAGTTTGATAGATTTTGTGCGGTGAACTTGAATGCTGTCGTTGATAAGATCAACAGCAGATCCATCCTGCAAAGCATTAACAATCTGCTGCATATTGTCTGCCCGATTGTTAAAAACCTGATCATATTGCACCTCTGAAGATGCAGCGAAACAACGGAAGATTGTCTCTTTACTATCAACAATCGAACGCTTGCCATTGTTATTAACAACGGCGAAAGATTTACACTGAAGCGCACCGGGGCAAGTTTTACCGGCGGGCAGACTAAAAATAAGGCGCTTTTGAAGTTTAGCGTTACCCTTAGAGAAGTGAAGCATGGCGGTGTCCGGGTGTGGTGGGGACTTGCTTATCATAGCAAAAAGGGGGGGCGATGCCACCCCCCGATTGATCAGTGTTGCTTATGCAATCACTTCCACAAACCTTCTTTAACTAATTGCATCACAAGTGCGTTAGCAATCTTACCACAATGGGGGCAGATTGTTGCATACTTAATCTCACTTCTGAGAGCATACTGATTGCTAGCACGATTGTGCCCAAACTTATAACGATAGATTGCACTAACTGTTTTTAATAGTTGGCGCTTCTCAATATCACCATTGACCCAACGATAAGCGGCGATAAAAGGTGAAAAATCAGCGTAACCTTTACGGCAATACTCTAACAAATTGACAACCTTTTTGGCAATTTCATCACCCAAATGGGGGGTCAATTCTGCCAGAGCGATCTCATTAAAGGGGAGAAGTTGGGGAGGTTCATTGTTAGCAACTGGAGCAGGTTGCACCGTTACTTCACTCAAACCAAGGAGAAAGTTGCCAATCTCAGTATAAGAACCGTTAACGGTAACAGTGTTGCCGTTGTTGGTGATTGTGAGAGTTTGCATGATCTTGTGGGTGGTGGGCGGCGTCAGTGGTGCGCCGTTGAATGAATGATGCCACACCAGAACCGACCAGATCCAGCGACCTTGTGCCACCTCGCAAACTGTCCTAAGGGTGGCGATTCTGTCCTAGTTTGCTGTATCCTAAGGGGACAACCAGCACCAACGGGAGAAGGGTATCTCTACTGAACAATACATCGCCACTCCCCCTGCCATAAAATAATTATAACAAACCATGAAGAAAAGTGGATCAGGCACCACCCTGACCCACGCTAACCCACTCACCTACGCTATGATTATCTGTTCTCTTTCGCGCTGGGTGACTTTAACATTGAGCGACGGCAAACCCCTTCCGTCTTTATCTTATAATTGTACCATCCAATGTGCGTCTGTGTCAAGTGTTGCCCAGAAGTGATTGCGTCCATTTGCAGATGTAAGGAACACACGATCACCTATATGTTGCTCGATGATCACATGTGCATCAGAATCCATAAGATTTGCGAAGCGATTCTTCGCCTTGCGCGAGATGGGTTTGACTGTTGCGAGTTTCATGAATCTCGATGCGTTTGTATGTGTGTATTGTAGTCGAGATGTGTATCTCGTCGAGATCCTATAGGCCGGTTGTGTAACTGGCACACGATCTCGACGAGATAATCTAGACTAGATGAATAATTTGACTAGAAGAACTCCAAGAACTAGATTGCAAACAAATTGCCAGGATGATTTGCTCATTGTGTGAGACATAATTCTCAACGAGTGCGGAGAATTGTTCTTCGTTGAGTTGTTGTAGAGTTGCCATTAGTTTAGGTAAGGTTCACGGAGGTCTTCTACAAATGCAAGTGCTTGCATTAGTTCAGGGTCTTCATACTGTCGCCATTGTTTGAGAGACTCAATTGCCTCCTGAATTGCAAAATGAATGTATTCAAGTTTTTCGTAATCAGTCATTTTCTCAGGGGTGAATTGAAGTAACGAGTGAAGCATAGCACCAGGATGATGCCAGTGGAGATGACACCGACCAGTCCGAGAACTGTCACAGTGTCGCCAGTGAAAGTGTAAGTTTCAATCATTAGAAATCATCCAAACAGTGACGGTA